TTCCAGTTCGCACTAGGCGTCACCCCCAGACCGAGGTTGCCGGAGGAGTCGATGGTAACCCTGACATCTCCAGCCGAAGCGTCACTACTTAATCCTGTAAGGCTAAACCCTCCGGGAGTGCTTGCGTTTGCTCCATACGAAACAAAACTCATCGTTGATCCAACTTGTCGGACAACGCCAGAACTTGCTACAGCCGTAGAATCACTGCCTGTTACTCTAATTGCGCCAGAAACTTGGAGCTTGCTGCTCGGCGCATTCGTCCCAATCCCAACATTCCCCGCAGAAGTCGTCACCAGCGTATCTACAGGCGTAGAGCCGTTAAAACTGATTGCCTGATTTGTTCCTGCTGTACCAGCACCTACTATGTTTAGTGTGCCGGTAGAGGTAAGGCGCATACGTTCGGAGCCGTACACATTGAACTGCATTGTTCCAGTAGAGTCGCCAGATGCGGAAATAACCGCATTGTTTCCGCTTAAACCAAGCCGCAAAACTGTGTTGTTAGCGGTTGCTGTGCTGATGATGCGAAACAAGTCGGCATCAACTGTACTGGCAACATCCAGCTTGTACCCCGGCGCATTCGTCCCAATCCCAACCCGATCCGTAGACGCATCCGCAAAGATCAAGTTTGCATCCGTATCTCCCTCTACACGGAAGTCAACATCTGCACCGTTCTCGTTGAATACAGCACCGCCGTTAGCAGTCAGGGCAGTCGAAATCGTAACCGCGCCGGTAGAGTCCGTCAGGACAATAGCAGCCGTACCATCCTTGGCCTTGATGTTCGTGACTTCGAGGTTGGTCGTGTCGATGGTCGTGGAGTTGAACGTCGCCGCCGTGACCGTTCCATTCAGAGTGATCGTGGTTCCGTTGGCAGAACCAATCGTCATCGTCGTCGTAGACCCGCTGACTCCACCTGTACCGATGTTGATGGTTTTGGTGGTGGCGTTTTCCGTCGCGCCTGAACCAATGTTTAAGGTATGAGCCTTGGTGGACTGATCGAGAGTGATTGCACCCGTCGCGGCGGTTCCACCAATGTCAATCGTTCCCGACTGACTGGTGCCTCCAATCGTGAAATTGCCGGTGGTTTGGGACGTCCCAAGGGCGATGTTCTGAATCGTAGCAGAGAGGGTTACTGCTTCGGTAAGCAACGACGCGCCGGCTCTGAGAGCATAAGCATTGGTGATCGTTGCGTTTGCTCCAGCGGCGGGGGTTGCTATATCGACGTTAATCGCTGTAGTGAGAGTAGACACCCCGCCAAATGCATACGTCGGGGCCGCGAAGACCCGTTCCCTTTGAAGAGCAAGCGTGCCACCAGCCCAGGTTCGGGTTCCCGCCGTGTAGCTCACTCCAATCGACTCTGTGCCCGCCGTTTGGCCGGTATCCGTGGGCATGGTCACCACAAAATACGGGTTTGCGCCGGAGGTCCGAGCATTTGGCGTGAACGTTTGGATGCCTGTAAAGGTTTGTGAGACTGCCAGGCCAGCCGCAACCGTAGTGGCATCGGGTAGCGTAAACGTCCTGTTGGCAGCTAGCGTCGTCGGAGTGATGGTGACTGCGTAACTGCTTGTGCCTCCAGCTCGTCCCGCCACAACTACAGCATCTTGTGTTGCAGCCGCCTCTGCGCGGACATTTCCTACAAACAAACTTGGCCCAGATCGCAGCGCCCACGCGTTCGTGATGTTGGCGTTGCTTCCCGCTGTCGGCGTTTCAATGTCAACGTTGATTGCCGTTGTAAGCGTTGAAGCCCCGGCAAACGCATATTCTGGCGCCCCAAACACCCTTTCCCGCTGGAGCGTCAAACCCCCCGTCGCCCATGTCCTCGTAGCCGCCGTAAAGCTGGCTCCAATTGACTCTGTGCTGGACGTTTGCCCTGTGTCTGCCGGCGTGGTTAACGTGAAGTACGGGACCGCCCCCGATGTCCGAGCCGCGGGCGTGAACGTTTGCACTGCCGTAAACGTCTGCGCAACATCAATCCCCGCCAACGTCAGGGCAGTATCCGGCGCTGTGATCGTTCTGTTAGCCGTGAGGGTCGTGGGTGTGATCGTTACTGCATACGACGATGACCCGCCGGCTCGTCCTTGCAGCTTGACCGCATCCTGCGTTGCTGCTGCTTGGGCAGTGATAACGCCATTGACGGTCACATTTCCGTTAAACGTGCGCCCACTGCTTGTGGAGCCAATTTCAATGAAGTCTGACCCGTTCCACGCAACCGTGCCGGTCGCTCCAGCCGCAATTGTCACGCCGGTGGTCGACGTGCCTTTGATCACCACCGCGCCGTTTGATTGGTTAATGACCTGATAAATCTTGGCCCGACTTGGGGCAACGATATTTCTCGTTACACCAGGCGACCCCGTAATGATCAGCGTAGACATCCGCGCTTGATTGGTGGCGCCGTTGGTGTCTGTTAGCGCAGGCGGATCCCCTGCGGTCACGCTGATAGACACCGAGTTGGCTACGGCATCTTCTAGGAGCGTCGTGATCTCATCATTAACAACGTCGCCCCAATCGCCTTGTTCGGTGCCGGTGACCGGCTTTGCCAGGCCAAGCAACGTGGTGTAGTTAACAGTCATGGTTTTCCTCTATGCGGCTTGGACTATATCTTGCCAGTCTGGTGTTTGCGCCGTTCCAATCTCTGACCAAACGACGCTTTGAGAATCATTTATTGCCGACCAAGCGGTTGCTTGGCTTTGATCAATCGATGTCCACACAACAATCTGGCTGTCATCAATGTTGCCCCAGTTGGGAATCTGGTTCTCATCAATAAGTCCCCATATTAGAACAGATCCAACTTCACCGATAGCGGCTACGCCTGTCGGGGAAACTATTGCCGAACCTGTTACTGATACCGCGCCACTTGTTGCCGTTGCCTCCAGCCCGGACACCGTTACATCAACCGATGCAATGGCCTCAACGGTTCCTACCTGCCCAGTAGCCTGCAACCCAGTAACATCAACTACTGCCGACCCTGTAACCGCAACAGAACCAACTTGCCCTGCGGCTTGCAGCCCGGTAACCGGAACGTCAGTGTCGCCTGTCGCCTGAACGGTGCCAACTTGCCCGGTTGCGCTAACCCCTGTTACATCTACTTGGGCCGCGCCAACAACACTTACCTGCCCTACACCCCCTGTGGCCTCAACGCCCGCTGGTGAGACGTTTGCGTCTGCGGTAACGGTAACCGCTCCTACCTGGCCAGTTGCAGACTCACCCGTTACTGGTACATCTGCACTTGCTGCTACTTCTACTGACCCAACTTCCCCCGTTCCCACCAAGCTGACGGCGCCCTGCCCCCAGCCGGCCTCACCCCAATTTAATGCACCCCAGCCTCCAAGCGGGACAACAACATTAGCCACATTTGAGTCCTAGCTCACGCAATTCGGATGATGGCATTGGATGCATCCGCCGCAGGGAAGATGATCTGGAACGTGCCGCTGGTCGATGTTTTGTCTGACCCAAAGTCCAACACCACCACGCTGGGATCGCCAGTAGCGGAGTCGTTGTAAATCAACGCGCCACGCGCCGTGATGGTTGCGGTTGTAAAGGACAAGTCCGCAAAGTCGGTAAACGCCGTGGTGCCTGTGCTTGTCGGCGTGATGTTGGTTAGCGCCCCGCCGCCCGCTGCATACGATCCACTCGCCGTCACCTCGTTGCTGGTGGTGTACGCCGTAGTGGCCGCAGTAAACGACGCGCTATTGGTGTACAAAGCCAACTTAAACGTGTTGCCGGTGCTGGCTGTGAAATTGTGAACACCTTTCATCAGCTCCACTTTGAAGCTGGTGCACATGAAGTTTCCCGTGAACGCCATGGATTAGTCCTCCAAAATGGCTTTGATAAGTTCAGGATGACCGGCATCCCGAAGACGCATCGCTATGGTGTGCCGATCATTGCGCACGGCATCCTTAACGTAGAACGTTACTGCCGCCCGGATCTGCTCCTTGAACGCTCGCGCCTGATCTCGGATCAACGGATGCGACTGGTCCCCAATTGAGATCAACTTGTCCGCACACCTGGTGGCCACCTCTTCTGGCGTGAAGCCACGCTGCGAAGTAGTCTGCACCTGCACACCGCCCACCATGGGCATCATAGCTTCAAAGTTCATCATGTCACCGGGTATCGAACTTGGCCAGAACGGTAGGTGTCGCGGCGGTCTTTGCCATCACCCAGCAGCTTCAGCAGCGCAAGCGCCTCGTCATACCGGGACTTGTACACCGCAATCACGTCTGCTTCGCCCTTCATGAACGTATACGCCTCTAGCAACGATCCGTACAACAGCGCACTATCAAAGTTATCCCCTAGCCACGTCGTGCCGCTTACAGCGTCTACGATGCTCGTCGGATAGCCGTAATAGTGCATCTCCATGTTGTACGAAGCGTCCGGCGTCGGGCCGAGAATCATTGTGTTGTTGTCAAAGATCGCGTAGTGCGTTGGCTCGCCCTTGTCCGTTGGATCAGGGAACATGGACCGGATGAACTCTACGTCTTTGTTCAACAAGTAATCCTGAGTTTGGTCAGCTCGAATGATGGCAAGCGAAAACATCGCCAGCCAATCTGATGGCATCGCAAGATACTTGTTGTTGATCGTGCAATTCCCCGTCACGCTTTTGCGAAGCGCCGGCAACTGAACAGTGTTATAGATGCGCTGCTCGGCCTGTTTGATGAAGGTGTCGATCTGCTCCTTCTGGGTAAACGTCACCGTTCCTGTACCGGCTGAGTCGGTCCAGGTCGTCCCGGGGAAGTCATTCTCACAATACCCCTTGATCGTTTCAAACAGGGTCGAGTAGTTCATCTCAGCCCATCTTGACGCTGTTGCCGTAGCCGCGAGTCGTGTTCTTGGTGCCGCGAGTACGCATGGTTTGTGTGTTGGGGATATTGTTGGGATACCCGTTCTCACCCATCGCGTCCGTGTACGGCTTGGGCTGCGTGTATTTGTTGATCGGATCCTTGGTGTCCGCCGAGAAGAACTGGAACTTGTCGTTTGCCTTGCTCATCATTTGCTCCCGCTTTTGCGATAAACGAAGCTCGGCTTGCGCTGGTTGGCGACCTTGGCCATCCCACGCCCCAGCTCCTTGCGCTGCAAAGAAGTAACGCCTCCTTTGGCATAGCCTTTTCCATGCATTCTGCTTTCATGACCCTTTACTTCCGCCTTTGCAATGCTCTTAACTTTTTTGACGTCGCCGCCCGACAGATATTTGTTCATGATGACTCCTAAGTCGTAGAAACCGTTACTGAACCAACCTGTGCTGTAGCTTGCAGATTATCCTGCAAACCGGCCAGGCTTAGTGGATTGTTCAACCCAACAGGGTTCCACCCCCACTGGATGATTCGGCTGCCACCCTCCGGGGTTCCGAAGGCGTAGACGTTGTTGGTCGGAAGCGTCAGCGGGTCCGTCTGCAAGCCGTTCAACCCAGACTGGAGGTAGCTCGTGTCCGGGCGCGGATTGCGGAGCGCCTGCGGGTCGTCCACCGGATACATTCCAAGCTGCAACTGTGGCTGATCCGGCTCCCAACACGTCGGGCACACCAATAGGTTGACGTTCTTGGTCTTGATGACCAACTGTCGAAGCATCTTGAGTGGATACCGAAAGCTGCATCTATCACACTCCGATATGGCGTACTTGCCAGAGGCAAAACGGTTTGGCATACGTCACCTTAGATGAACATCTGCCGTGGCGCAATACGAAGCGCCGCCTTTTCTCGGTCTTCTGACGACGCCAGAAGCCACTGCTCTTCATAGTCCAGTTTCAACCGATCCAGCCGCGCTTGCCCCTCTGGCGTTTTCATGGCGATGTAGTACGCCAAGCCCGCCACCAAACATGGCAGCAGCCTAAACGGGATGTCTTGGTCATTGCGTCCATTCCCCGCATAATTGACCCGCCGCAGACGCCAATACACAAACGTGTAGAAGTCACTTTGGTTAGGCGATGGCCACACATTGATGC